TGGGGGTTGAAGGCTGCGTCGGCGACGTGTGCGTCGCTTGCGCGGCCGTCGTCCACCAGGGCAACGTGATTGCCCTGGATGTTACGCATAATTCCGTCGTATGTCTCGCCTTCGTTATCACCCGAAGTCATATCGGGCTCGTAACGGTAGCTGCACGACAGGTCGGACAGCTCGTCCGCCTTGATGAGGTCTATGGCGTAGCCGTCGCTGACCAACAGGTCGCCGCGCAGGTGCTTGCCGTCGAACTTGACGTTGTAGACGCTGCCCGCCTGATACTCCTTGCGAGGGTCGTCGGCGGTCTGCGGGATGTGCTTAAGCATGAGCGGCACGCCGTTGAAGCTTGCCGCGCCCTTGCGCAGCTCTTCGGGGTGCCGGTGCAGATCGTAGGCGCGCTCGGGCTTGAGGCCCAGCTCCTTCCAGCCCGGAATTTCCTGGCCGCGGTAAGGATTCACCTCGGCCGTGCTCAGGATGCAATCCTTGACGCGCATGCGGCCGTCTGCGTCGAAAGACCGCGCAGACTGTTTGTCAAAAGCAAGCAACACTCGTGCCATGGGTTCGCAGTGTAGCGCCGCAAATGGACGCTCGCAAGAATTCACGAATAGCGCACGCGCTCGCCCGGCAGGCGCGTCTTTTCGACGTCCTGTTTCGGCTTCGGGCCAGCGCTCTTGCCAGGCTTCGCTTTGTAGGCGCCCGAGTAGCCGGCTACTGCGTCCAGATCCTGCGGGCCTTCGATGTCTCCGCGGCCGATGGCCGGGATGATGGTGCGCGATTGGCAGCGGCAGTTGATCGCAACGCCGGGCAGCACGTGGCCAAAGCCGTCGTGGAAGTCGATGCCGCGCTGCGTGCTGAAAATCCATTGCTCGCGGCCGGCGCGCACGTGCTTCTCTCGCGGCTCTTTGCCGGCGGCCGAGTGAATCCACACGGCCCACTCCAGGCCGAGTTCCCGCTGCCGGGCGGAATTCATCGCGGCCGTGGCCTTGTTGGCCTGATCGCGCGCGATCAGCGCCGAGCGCTTTTGCGTGCTGCCGGCGCGCTTGATGAGTTCGTCCTGTAGCGTCTTCAGGTCGCGCCCGGCCGTGAAGGCGCGCAGCACGATGCCCTCGACGTCGGTGTGATACTGCGACTGGATCGACCGGATAAGGCTGACGTTCTCCTGCACCGCGGCGCGCAGCAGCAGGCGCTGCGAGAGCGTGAGCTGCAGCTTGATATCGAACCCCGCGCGCCGCAACTGCCCGTTCCAGAGGTTTGCGTTCGCCGTGTACCACTCGTCCGTCGCCTGATCGGCCAGCTTGTCGGCCAGCTCGTCAAAATGCGCCGCCCAGTACTTGCGCAGCTTCTGAAACTCGGCGAAGAAGCCGTCCGTGCGCTGCTTGATGCTGCGCGCGCTGGCCGCGTCGGCGGCGTGCTCAGCGAGTGTCGCGCTCTCGGGATCCGGCAGGCGGTTCGAGTCCTGCAGCTCCGGTAACGCCTGGTTGTACCGCAGGCTTAACCAATGCTGGTAGCTGGCCGCCATGTTGGCCACCGCTTTGGAGAGACGGGTCCGGTAGGTCGACACTGCTTGGTGCGGTACCCGGATCGGCGCCAGCAGCTTGGGGTTCTTCCCCGGCATGCGCAGAGGTTTCATTCTTTTCTCCGATGCCGGCGATGTGCTCGGTGATGGCCTCGATGTCGTCGTCCGGGATTTCGTCCAGTGCCGGCGCCTGGCTCAGCAGACCGGTGTAGAGCGAGTGCTCGTCCGTGTCCAGCCGCTTGGCGACCACCTCGGGCAGCAGCACGCCGGTCTCGATGTACTTCGTGTCCGTCTCGGCGTCTTTGGCGCGCGCATCGGCCGCCTCCATGGCGGTGAGTTCTAGCAGTGGCGCCCATTGCCAGGAAATCGACTCGTCGATCTGCCCGTACAGCGAGAGCTGCGCGAGCTTGAGCACGTACAGCATAAGCGGCATGAGCGCGTGACTCTGATAGCCGCGGACGTAGTCGTAGAACACGCGAATCTCGCCCTCGCTGCTGGCGTTCAAGCCGGTGGGCGTCAGGCCGAGCAGCTTGACCAGCGGGATGTGCGAGACGGCGGCCATCTGCTCCTGAGCCTGAGCTTGCAGCTCGTGCAGCCCGGACAGCGGCGTCGCGACCATGAAGTACTCTTCGGTCGCCATGTCCAGAAACAACAGGTTGCGGTTGTCCCGATAGTTGTTCAGAAACTGCGCACGGGCCTGGATGTCCGTTGCGCCGCCTGGTGCGAGGTACTGTTGCAGGTCAGTCTTCACGCCCGACACGGCGAACTGCTTCACCGCGTCGCTGATGCTCTGGCGCGTGCGCAGCCAGTTGTCCACGTAGGGCATCGCGAGCTGCGTCATGCTCACGCCTGCGAACGAGTAGGCCGGCTTGAGCATGTCGGCCACGGGGCGCGAGACGATCGTCTGCAACCGCGTCGCGTGCGTCTCGGTGCCGAGCATCCACCACGACGACGGCTTGTAGAAGTCGGCCTGCGTCGGGTCGGTGGAGTTGTAGAAGTTGGGCGTGACCCAGAAGGCCTCGACGATGCGCAGGCCCTCGAACGAGCCTTTGCGCACACTGCGCGGACTCAGCAACAGCGGCAGCTCACGCACACCGTACTCGTCATCCTTGAGCTTCACGAATGCGTGCGCCCGGCCGTAGGCCTGATCGTGGATGACGAGCTGGCGCACCACCGAGCGCATGTCGAGCCGCTTGAGCTCGGACTCGAGTTCCTTGAGCTTGTCCGGGTCCGCGTCGCCCGAACTGACGATCTTGCCCCACATGCGCACGCACTCGTCGGCGAGCGTCTCGTGCATCGAGCGGTATTCGGACAGCTGGCCCAGCAGCGACAGCGTCGGGAAGCCCGGAAAGCCCGTGCTCTGCACGAACGTGAGCGAATTGCTTGCGTTGCCGTTGAAGTCCATCGCGTGCTCGGCGGCGGCCTTCTCGCGCTCGGTGTAGCGCGCGGGGTCTACCTCGTAACTCTCGGCCTGCTGCCGCGACAGCGTGCGCGTGTCCTCGGCGGGCAGCTGCTCGGCAAGCGTGCGCCAGCGCGCAGGCTGCGCGGACGTTGCGACGGCAGCCGGGGCGGCGGGCTGGGCTTTGCGGATCGGCCGGTTGCGTCGTGTCATGTCAGTTCGCAGACTTGTTAAGGATATTTTGCGTGATCATAGCCGCGATCGGCGTGCGCAGGAGCAGCTGTTGCAACGCGATGGCCATGCAGTCGGCCGTGTCGTCGTTCTTGGCGTCGGGTACGGTCGTGATTTCGTCCACCCACACGGTGATGCCTGGCGACTCTTCGGGGTGCGGCAGCAGCACCTGCCCGTTGTCCCACGCCCACGACACCGCGTGCCAGCGCGCCTCCTTCGAGCCCAGCGGCGGCACGCCGGTGATCTGCGGGTAGTGCTTCTTGAGCATGTCGATGATGGCCGCACCGTTGGCGGCCTCTTCGACGTAGATGCGGTGCACGTCCGGGAACTGCGTGCGCAGATCCACGATGGCTTGCGCGGTCTTGACGAAGCCGAGCTGCTCGCGCCGGTAGCCGAGCAGATAGACGCGGTTGTCCTGCGTCTTGCCCCAGACGCCGACGGCGACGTAGTCGCTCGTGCGCCCCTCCTTGAACGTCGCGTCCACGGACATGACCTTTTGGATGAAACGCACGCCGGCCAGCTCGCTGCGGCGGTAGTGCTGCAGGTACTGGCGCTTGAAGATCGCGCCGAAGTCGGCCAGCGGTCGCTGCTGGAACATCGAAGCCCACCACATGAGCGACATGTGCGCCTTCATCTCGCGGAGCTTGGCTTCGCTGTGCAGGTAGGGCACGAGCGCGCCTTGCGGCAGCGTGTCGTCGTAGCCCATTTCACCGGGGTAGTTCAGCGCCGGGAAGGACAGATGCGTGAAGTCCGGCAAGTCGCCGAACTTCTTGCGCACGTAGGCCAGCAAGTCGTTCGCAGACCAGGGCGTGCCGATGATGACCTGGCCCGAGCGCTGCTGCAGCCGGTTGTAGAAGGTCGAGTCGTACCAGTTTTCGTTGCGCTCGCGGATCACGTCCGATAGCGCCTGCTCGGCGTTCTTGATGCCGTCGTCGATGATGCCCACGTCCACCGAAAAGCCGGTGAGCTGGCCGCCGAGGCCCACCCCGCGCAGCCAGCCATTCTTGGGCACCTGCAAGCCGTCCGCGGCGTTGTCCACGCCGCGAAAGCCGATCAGCGAGACTTCGGGAAAAATCTCGCGGTAGATCGGCTCCAGCATGATCGAGTGCGCGTCGCGCCGGTTGCGCTGGGCCAGCGTGT